CAGCAACCTGACCACCAGACGGTCGAGCAGTATTTGGAAGATCGATATATACTTTAGCATATCCATCTTCATCAACACTACTCAAGAACCGACCAACGACCTTGGCACTACCAGTATGGTCACTGCTATCAGAACCATGCCAGCTAGCAGAAATATTTCCACTGTTGCCCACATACGCAAGTTTGCCAGCAGCCGGACTACCGTCCAAGTTACTAGTAACAACCGTACCCTTCTGCAGTAAGGTGACTTTGCCACCCTTTTGGACTTCATCCTTATGCTGATTCAGGTGCTGACGAGTCAGGTCAATATTGACCATATCATTCAGCAGTAAACCAACAGGAATTTTGCCAGAAGGATTTGCAGCATAAGTAACCAGAGCAGCACCCTGGTCCATAGCTGCACCTGAACCGCCAGTACTGAGACAAGCAATTCCGCCTCTAGTAGCAGCTTCGTTCAGAAAGAACGAAATGTCAGTTTGAAGTGTACTTCTATCAGTTTTAAGAGCCATTATTGAATCTCCTTTGTTAATTTAAAAAATTAATTACTTGCTGTCTTTTGGGACAGACTGTAAAACAGAACCAAGCCATTCGCTAGCTTGTGCCCGCAGAGATTCGGCTGGATCATCTTCACCGACAGCCTCTGCAATAGCCACTTCTTCGGTTTCTTCGACTGACTCAAGATCAGCTTCAGAAGCTTCTGAAGTTTCTACCTCTTCTTCTAAAACAGCTTCATCTGCTTTAGCATCATCTTTCTTAATCGCTTTCTCCTTCGGAGCAACTGCAGCTTCTTCTTCTTCTTTATGCTCAGGAGTATGCTTGCCCCTCTTTTTCATCAAGGCAACTACCTGATCAAAAGTATCATCATCCATAGCATCGAACTGTTCAACAGTTGCGGTTGCTTCATCAGCATCAAACCCAGCTTCTGCAAGCTGTGCCTTTCTTTTCATCATAGCTTCTTTCTTCTTCATTTCTCGCAATTCTTTCATCTTGTCTTCCATATCTTTTTCGCCGTTCTTAATTGCTTCAGCTTGTTCAGCAATTTTAGCTCCGGCTTCTGAGATCTGGGTTTCGAAACCAGAAATCTGTTCATCTTTTTCGGCTAACGTCACCTCAAAAGCAGAAATCTTAGAATCAAATTCAGCCTGCTGCTCAGCAGCAACCTTTTCTTGTAATGCTTCATTAGCAGATTTTGCTTCTGCCAACTCAGCTCGCAGATCATCAATCTGCTTTTCATGACTATCAGACATGTCTTTCTCCTTAAAATAGGATTTAGATTGAGTTAATGTAATTTCTTTAGCATAAGTAGTATTGTCACTATCTAAAGATCCGGTCCTATCTAGTATAATACTATTAGGATTAGCAGGTTTGGAAACTAAGCCTTTACCAGAGAACGATAAGTTTCTTAATAATCTGCCAACTCTATAGTTGTCGTATTGACCATCACCGCCATAAGCCCTTAAATGCTTCGTTAAAAAAGCAGAAGCTTCATCGCGAGTAACAACATCAGTACGACCATCTTCTCCGATAAGAGCATAGTCAAAATCGGGGAATAAACATTCCATAGAAACAAACCATTTACCTTCTTCAATCTCAGCTACAATCTTTTTCATCCGATCTCGCTGAGAACTGTCGCTCCACTCTGTATAAACCACCGCTGTTGTTAAAATGTTGAATGCGTTAGGGAGTTCTTCGTCAGACGCAATCTCATTTCCCTCTTTGTCAACCACTGTATTACCAGTAATATGACCTATAATATCCCGCTCGTCATGCATAAAGTTAAAAGGTTTATCCTCCGGAGTATTTCTTGCGTCCCATAATTCTTGAGGATGAAATACATCGTCGTTTTTGTTCCATCCACTACTAACTAATATAGATCTTAAGTAGTACAAATCAATTTGTTCTTTATTTTCAGCAATAATCTTTTCTAATGCTGAAGATTTCATATTGATTTCTGGTGTGAACGATTCCGCCACAATATCCCAAGCGACCGTATTATTAGATAATACTTGATCGCGTAAACCATCATCTATTTCTGATTGATATATATTCATATTAAAACCTCCAATTCGTAATACACAAAAAGTATTATATATGCGAAATTATTGGTTTAAATCGGCCATATACACAAACACAGATGCGTTAATATACTTTAATTCAGATGAGTTAGGAGTCCTATTATTAGATGTTTTGAAAGACTCGACTTCATTTTGGATCATATTAGTAAATGCCTGAGAGGGCTGGGAACCAGAATCAAGCAACTCTTTAACCATATCAGAATTAATATCCATATATGGCTTCATACCTGTCAATATACATAGTTTTAAGTAGTCCACTTGGGACATCTCAGCCTTACTTAAACTTCGCATATTCTTTTTATTAAAGTGGGACAGTGCAATAGGAGATAATATATCTGCTATTTCATCTTGAGCCTGTACCGCCCATAATACAGAAGCTGTCGGAGAACCAGATTTAGGCAATACCCTTTTCTGTTTTCTTTTAGTACTATCTCTGGAAAAGAAAGGTCTACCAACTGGATTAATTGGTTCATTATTATCCTCTTGTTCTTCTGGTGCTTTCTTGGTTGGTTGTGGTTCTGGAGTTTCATCAATTGAAACTGGCAAACCCATATCATCAAGATACTCATCCGCCAACATGTCTTTAGTTAAAGCGATTTTAGCAATATCTTCTCTATGCTGTGGATTATGATAAGGACTCGCTTTATCTGGTAAAACATCATCTCTTCTATCTTTTTCTTCTCTTCTCACTCTAACCTTTTCCATACTAGGCATTTCTTTAAATCTTTCCAATAGAGTTTCATGAGAGATAATATCACGATCCGCCAACTGAATAAGCAGGTTCTTTTCAGCAGCTTCATCAGAAAGGACAATAGAATCGAAATGTATTTCAGCAGGATATCTAAAACCCATAGCCTTTCTAACTAATTCAATCTCATGTCTCCAGAACTGTTTCAAGACATCACGACCATACTCAAGTCTCTCGATTAATGTCTTTAGAGAAACATAGTTATTTGTATAACCACCACTACTACTAGCACCAGTTAAAGTAGGAGGAATACCTAATCCAGCATAAATGCTAGTTAGTACTGGCTGATACTTTTCAGATCCCAAGAACTTATACACCTGGGAATTACTCTCTGTGAAGTTTAGCTCTGGACCCCATACTAAGTCCATAGTACCACCACCAACATTACTTGCCAAAATATCTCTCAGCTTATTAATAGCAGCCTTGGTGGGGATAATCTTATGTTCTAAATCACCAACGGTCCATAATCGAACATTAGAAATAGCACCATCTAATGCAGCTAAATCTGCAAGCTTCATCTTTTCAAGCATGATAATATCATCCAAGATCGCATAAATCATTGGATTGGCCCATAACAACCAATCATCTTTTTTGTAGTAATAGAAGCCTACATCATCAGAACTCAATGGGATCTTACGGTCCCCATCATGAAGTCTTTTCTGTAAGTCATTGGGCAGTGTCTTAAATATTGTTTGGTTTTTGGTTGAGCTTTTAACTAATGATTCATAGGTCATTTTAGACATATTCAAAACAAATTCAGGCTTACCAACAACTTGCCCACCATAATCTTGAATATCAACCGCTAAAGGATTTAAGAAATCATACGTCCAAGGTACTAGCCTCTTGTCAACCTTAATGTTTTTAATTACTATATCGTTTCCAGCAGTTCTGCGTAACTCTTTTTCTTTCTGAGGATTGAGTTTAGCATTTCTTCTCTTTACTACAACATTACCACAGCGATAGAGATAGTTTAAAAATCTTTCAGACCTATCAGTACCATTGACCTGTAAAAACCACTTACGATAAAACTTCTCAACATTTTTGTTTGGATGAACAATAGTCAAACCTTGTGCAGCAAAGTCACTCATTAAATCAATAACATTTCTTACAATGCCGACTTTATCATAAGCTTGCATACACATCTTCATAATGCGTTTTTGATAATTAGATACCGACTCACCAGGTCGGAAATTATCGTAATCTTCTCGGAGAAATCCAGTTCTTACCGAACGATTAGGCTCAATGTCGATATAACTAGTTCTTCGCCCAGAAGCAACAGCCCTTTGAACTCCATCATAAGCTTCTACATTATCTGAAGTGGCCGCATATGCTTGTTCTTTCTGCGAATCACTGTCCCATGTTTTATATAAGGAATCCGACATTTATATTGTTCTCCAAGTAATGGTATTGACGATAGTACTGTTAATTACATTATACACAATCAATAAATATTTTGCATTTTTTCTGTGAACCAAGATGGGCCATAGAACATTTTTTCATCTTTAAATTTAGTTTCACTATCGTTTTTCGCAAATCCACCAACAGCACCATACTCTATAATTTCTTTTTCAACTGACAAAGCCCTAGCAGACATGTTCGCCATAATCAAAGATGAGTAACGGTCTTTTCTCAGTCTACTTTTCTTACCCGCTGCAACTTTTACTTCTGGGGTATCCCATCTTTCACGACCAGTTGATGTCTGTGTCATAACAATCATAGACAATTCATCTTTTAGTTCTTCGATCTCCATAACACAATCTTCTAATGTGTCATACTTCCTACCAGCAGCTTTATCTTCTTCAATAGATAATCCGATACTAGCAGAATCAAAAAACGGTAAAAGCATAACCTTGTCTTCAAAATCTTTTCTTAAACCATGATTAGCTTCAGCCAACCAATCAGCTCTAGCGAACTGACATAGCTTAAGTATATGTAACCCAGACTTATCATCAGTATCCTTCTCCTTGTCTTCTATAGTGGGCCATATAGCGACTTCACCCTCTCCTATCTTGTCTTTGTCGTGTAAAGCTTCCATGACCGCTATACCACCACCTTGGGCATCTAAAGCGATCTCCGCACATGGAAATACTTTCATTAATTGTCTAATCTTCTTAGCACAGTAAGAATAGAAGTCATCCTCATCCACAAGCTTGGATTTTAACTTATCTTTATGTTGTTGACGATTAGTAGTCCAACAATGTACAATTCTTCTATGGTCGCCATGTAACTCCAAAACAACAATACTAAAGTTATCTACTTCAGACGCTGGGTCCACACCAAAGATATATTTTCTATCTGGTGACCCTTTAAGCTGTGCTTCAAATGTAATTTCACCAGAGGGGAGTGTAATTGGCTTGTCAGGTGATGCAATACAAGATTCGAGCAAACTCCTCTTGAAGAATCCTTGGCTGTCTGTGGTAAAACAGGCCCCATATTCCATATTGTAAATACCAGAGTGGATAGTGGCTTTTGCTCGTGCAATTTGGCCTTCATCCATAAATCCGTCTGGCAACTGGTCTACTGGCATCCTAATGACAGAATACTCACTCCAATCAAAATCTTCAGGTACTTCACCACCAAAGACTTCTTGCAGTTTAAAGTTTTGACCACCACTTTTCACAATTCTGACATATCTTTTCCAATAGTCGGAAAAATGATTGAAATCATAATATGCTGTACCAGATAAAATAATCTGGTTGGATTTTTGCATACCTTCATTACCAGCACCAGAATTCAAATCTAGCCCAAGTTCTTTAGCTTTTTTATTCTTCGCCTTTTGTTTTACCTTCTCGATAGGAGATGCGGCCACAGCAGCAAAACCAGCAACTACATTTTCAAAGATGTCACGAGGTATAGAAGCAAATTCGTCAGCAATAATATCATTTGCACGTTGACCACGAATCTTACTACCATCACCAAGAGGGAGGCAAGTAATTGTGCTTTGACCAATATGCATCACACATCTATCGACATCTCTTCTTGGTCCACTATTGCTACCGCATAAATCTCTTAAAATTGGTGCATTTTTCCAAATCGTATCCATGTATTCAAATAATACTTTAGATTGACGGAATGCAGCACCGACAACAATAATTTTTCGTCTAGGCATAAATAAAGCCCTCAATAATGGATATACTGAGAGCAGAAAAGATTTACCCATACCACGACTACCAATCAACATTGGAAACTTCCTATTCCACATCTCATAAAGAATAAGAGCTTGAAATGGAGAAAGTTCAATGTTCAGTATGTATTTACAAGCAAATGAGAAGTATTCTGGCCGCATCATCAGCCATGCAATACGTTCCAGTAGTTTATCTTTATCCTCATCATCAAACACAAAGTCCATAGGATTAAATAGAGTACTCTCCTCTACTTCAATACCTAGCCATGCATCATTTAGTTTTTGTTGTTGGTCTATCATTCAATGGGTCCATGAGAAAACTTTTAACCTTAGCATTTCTTGGATCATCAAAAAACCCAATTAATGCAGTAGACATCCTAGAAATAGCCTTTTCTTCTTCTTCATTGTTTTGTAAATATGACAAATGCCATATAGCATGTAGTATTTCATGTAATAGAGTGTCTCTCACTACAGACAATACCGTACCACAATAAATCCTTATTAACTTTTTGTCATTACAACAATCACCATAGGCTTCCCTTTCCTTATGGAGTTTCTCCGACATTTCCTCGATGATATATTCATATCCCGACACATATACCTTAGAAGGTAGTTTCTTCATTTTCGTCATGACTGCCCCTTTTATGAAAAAGTTCGTTCAGTCTTTTAAAGATACTATTGCAGGTCAAAAACGCATTGTCTTTATTGCCGCAAAATATAATTTTAGTATCATACCATAATTGAAACTCAATTAAGCACTTTAATAGATATTTGCCAGTAATCTTAACATGTGGCCTTAATTTCGCTGGAACCTTTGATCCTTGTGGGTATTTTATCACATCCTCCATATCAAATTCACAAATCAAAAAAGAAAACTCATAATCCTTCATCCTATCCATTTCTGCTAAGAACGGAGTCTTCTTACGACCCAAATTCATAGCAATCTCCGATGTGGATGCTTTTCTTTCAATACATATCACATCTTCAAAACCTTGGAGAGTATAATCACCCGTATGTAGTGTACCCATGTCCATACCTGCACACTTATCATACTCTGTGAAAGTCCATCCGTCTTTTTCTCTAGTGTCCTTGATAACTCTATATGGTTGCATAATTACTTTCTAGTAACAATAAGTGTACCGCCTTCGGCCCATTCCTTATGATTATTACGCTCATCTGTACGAGAATAAGTTATTTCTAAAGTTCCCGCATCTACATCTGTGCTATGCTTACCTACTAACTCTGTATAAACATTATCATCAAGAATATTTGTAATAGTAATTGTTTGGCCCTTGGTGATTGAATCAATATCTTCAATTTTTCCCGTACTAACTGGCTTAGGTGCTGGAGCTGGTTCTGAATCTGCACTTGGGGCGGTGAAAGATGCTCCAAAACTAAATGGTTTTTTTTCGTCAGTCATTAGTGTCTCCCTGATTAATTAGATTTAAAAGATAAGAAATGTAATGATTCTCTTTGCCGGTAATAGCTTTATGACATTTGCTACATAAAGTAATACCGTTGCTTACATCATAGCGTAAAGATGAAGCACTAGCCCACTTCATAATATGATGAACTTGCAATCTTGCTTTTCTACCTTTCTTTTTACACATTTTACAGGTTCTTTTGTCTCTCTTGAGCACATCCATCCTAAATCTCTTATATTCTGGATCATTGTAGTCTCTTTTCATTTTCGATATCACTATCTACCATCAGTTTAACTAATTCACTGAATGAAGTTTGAGGTTTCCAATTTAAAACAGTATTTGCTTTAGTCGCATCACCCTTCAGGTAATCAACCTCTGCTGGCCTATAAAACTCTGGATCAACAACCACATAATCGTTCCAATCGGCAATTCCAATATAATTAAATGCCGCATCTAAAAACTCTCTAATTGTATGTGTCTCCCCTGTGCAGATAACATAATCATCTGGATTATCTTGTTGCAACATTGACCACATAGCTTCAACATAGTCCCCAGCATACCCCCAGTCCCTTGAAGCATCTAAATTACCAAGACGCAACTTTGGAAATGTACCCCGCTTGATTTGTTCAGTAGTATCTTCCGCCCAAGTATGAGCAAAAATCGTATCTGTTTCACTACAAAAATTCATTGGGTATTCTGAATATCTATTACGCCACTTATTAAATTCCCCAATCCACTTCGTTATCTTTCGTGTGACGAAAGTCTCACCCCGTCTTGGCCCCTCGTGGTTAAATAAAATTCCAGAACTTGCATGAACATCATAAGCCTCCCTAAATAACCTCGTCATATAGTGAGCAGCACATTTGGCAATAGCATATGGAGACTGTGGTAGGAATTTGGTATCTTCGTTTTGATATTTGACCCCATCTAACTCATCATAGTTCTTTCCAAACATCTCGGAAGAACTTGCCTGATAAAATCTAGCAGATATATTCGAATCCACCATACTCTGTAGAATATTTAGACACCCTTTACCCGTAATATCCCATGTTAAGCCAGGCTGGGTGAAAGATGTACCAACATGAGATTGTGCCGCAAGATTATAAATCTCGTCAACATCATTATGCTCCTTCAAAATTCCAGCAACACTATGAGTATCTGTAATATCGCCCTGAATTAACTTAAAAGAATCATTTGCTGAAATATGCTTTAATCTTGTGCTATTATCAACACTACATCTTCTGGCTACACCAATAACAGAATAACCTTTAGTAAGTAATAAATCAGTTAAATGACTGCCATCTTGACCTGTCACTCCGAAAATTATTGCCTTCATGTTATCTTAGTCCTAAAAAAATTGTCTGTAAATAAAAATACAACACCAAAATTTTTCGATGGTCTATCGTGATGTAATTCATGGTGTGCCTTTGCCATTTCATAATATTTGGTCTTCATTAGCCAATTTGTCTCTAGATTATGTATCCCTCTATGTAACTTAGTCCAAGTATAGGAATGAAACATAAAGATACACATCAAAGCAGCCAAGCACTCGTCACTAACAGAGCAAGCCCAAAGAAGTAAGGGACTCCCCACTATAATATGGTTATGTAAAGGTAGATCTATATTGATATCGTTTCTTTTTTTACCATGATGTTCCACAGCGTGCTCTTTGAAAATCCAAGATGGTAACCACTTTACAATTTTATGCATCGTCCATCTATGGATCGCATATTCTAAAATCGCCATTACAAAAAACCAAACTATCAACCATTCAAAAAACATAATTATTCCTTTAGAGTGTCTGGAGTTAAAAAGGGCTGATCTACCTGCCCATCATTATAATCTACATACTCTGACAACCGTTCTTTCTCGTTCTCCATCGCTAGCCGCATTTTCTCCATATCGATTCCTATTTTTGCTCGGAACTGATAATCGGTTGCGATTTTTTTCACCAACGATGCAAATGTGAGCTTGGAGTCTTCAATTGCTTTTACTCGCTGCTCCCTAGTACCCTTCAAATCTTTCAACATTGTCGCTTTTCGGGCCTGTAGATCCTTGTAATCCTTGGATAATGTCTCCTGTGAGGCCCGTATCACCGCCACCTGTCGCTCCCAATTGATAATCTGCTCCGTATCTCTCTCATCTCTAGGCCGCTGTTTCTCAGCCTGTAGGAGGCCCCCTAAGACTCGAATTTGTTCTTGGTTTTCGTGTTGTGCCCGTAAGATTCTGTTCATCAACACCTCTAATTTAATAGTATCTACTATTTGCATCTCTTCCGTATGGAATACATCGTCCCTAAACTGACTCCACATTTTCTTAAAATGGAATTGAAACATCTCCAATTCTTCCACAGTAAATTGATTGGCAAGCTCCTTAAAGTATGGCTTCGATTTTAACTCATTTGCTACAGCAGCCTCCTTCTTCTGCTTAGGAGAAAACCCAATTTTCTTCTTGATCCAGTCGCGAACTGATGCAGGGTCACGATCAAGCTCCACTGCCATCTGGTCGGGAGAAAGAACCTCGGCATTCGCCTCGATAAATTCCATCTCTTCGTTAGAAAATCTACCCTTTTTCATAGCCGAACACCTCAAATTCATCTTTGTAATTTTCTATAAAAAACTCTTTTAAATCACTAGTAAAAAAATCGTTATAAGTATATTGACCAATATTTGATATATTTTTAGTAGGTAGTTTAGTCCTCTCAATACCGATCTTATCACACACCTTGTGCCAGTCTTCTTGTAAATTCTCAAATCTTCCTATAAATTTGCATAGGATTTTGTTGTCTTTGTCGCAGAACTGTTTATGTTGCAAACTTCCAAAGTTTAATAGATACACCTTAATAAAAAATTCAAAATTAAATTCATGCTTACCAACAGCAAGACCAAGCGACTTACTACGTGTCTCATCGACATTAACAATTACTTTATCTTGATTATTATAAATGAAGTCAGAAGATACACTTTGATCACCTAACAACAATTTCGCTTGGTGTATATACAAGCTGAATGCACGATCCATTGGATTACGAACAAAACCAAAAGTAAAAAAATCGTCAATATTAAAAAACTGTTTATATCTACTCATCTCCATGTGTTGATTTGGTGGGGAATTATATTCCATAGCTGGGGTAAGATTAATTGTCTTTCGTTTCCAAATGCCAGATACTGACTCCGCCGCAAAATTATTAGAGATATATTGATTTGAACCAATAGACATCAAAGAGCTACCCATGCTTGTACCAGCAGCTTTTTCATTGTGACAAAATATAAATTTATATTTAAAGTTTATCAATGTCTACCCTTCTTCATTATATTCTCCATTAATGATTTCCTCAATTACTCTAATCACATTAGCCTTACGGCTTTTTGGTAAAGGAGAATTGTTGCGAAGTTTTAAATAGTCGCGTCTTAGGTGCGAGGGGAGCTTTTTGTCTATCAATTCTGTGATTTCTCTTATGTGGGCGTCTGTGACTGTGCTGTCTTGGGTCGAAACAGAATATAGACAGTCAATATCTATGGGTTCAAGCAGGTTTTTCTTGCGGTCCTGGATTGTTTGGGCCGTTCCATAGTCTTGGCGGTAATAATTGTCCCGTTTAAAGTTTTTCAGGCGGTTGTTGACGTGACTATATAGGAAGTTTTCTAGGGGCTTGTCCGAATCATAGCGTTCCAAAGCTTCGAGGGCAATAATAAATGCTTCCTGCTCGATATCTTCGACATCATAAGAGGCGAACACATATTTTGGGGCGAGTTTTTGGGCCACTTTAGTAATAATGGAAATTACATGGGCCTCATCCATGTGATCTGGTATCGTCATGTGGCTTTTCTTGCTCAGGGTTTGTTTGTGGCCTGCCAATAACAGAGGCTATGCCGCCAGACGGATCTGGTATCTCCTGATCTAATATACCCTGTACCTCATCGGATAACTGGGCACTACTTCTAGTGTTTAATTGTATTTTTTCGCTCACGTTGTTTCCCCTATAATAATTTTAGAACCAATCCAGTAGCTTGTGGGTCAAACAGCCCATGAAAAACACATAAATATTATATTTGGGGCATTTTGTGGCAAATAGGGGATAATCAGAATACATTGGGTATGACATTACTAGGGTTTTGTGTCAATTGCTTATGCACCACCCCGACCTTTTTTCATACAGCAATCGACTTTCAGAATGAACAAATAACTACGGGGCATGAAATTTTCTCACTAATAGGATAGATTCTCACCTTTGACAAAATACCATATCAGAAAAGTTTTCCTGTTATCATTTGTAGATTGTGACGTTATACTATGTGAAGACGTTAAACAATTACAACAAAGGAAACAAAACAATGCTGAAACGAATCGCAAACATCGCCGCTTTTGTTATCGTGGCCGAAGTAATTCTTTTTACGATCTTCGGAATCATTCCCGAATTGTTAAAGGCGAGCTTGTAATCTGACCGATGGTTATGGTACAATGATGGCTCAACATTCAACAGGATACGAAACAATGACAAAGACAGAAACACGACAGGCAGTACTGACCCGCGACAACTGCCGATGCCGAGCATGTGGATTCTCCGATACGCTCACAATGGAAATCGACCACATTGTGCCCCGTAGTCAAGGCGGTTCAAACGATATCGACAACCTACAAGCACTGTGCTCGTTCTGTAACAATACAAAGGCAGACATCGAGATTGTCCACAATCTGCCGATCAGAGAAGCAATCGCAGGATTCGGCGATCAGGCAGAAATCACTGAGAACCGACTAAACTTCCGCCAGCATGTCGCCGACACAAGACAACGACAGACCGAGACTCTGACCGCTAAGGCTCGCGAATGGAAGGTATCCGGAGCACGTACCCTGACAATCAGGAAACGACTGGACAAACTGACAACGTCCGGCATTGTTCAGGATATTCTGGAAATTATCCGATAAACACTACCCCTGGCCTTGTGGCCATGCCGATACTTATGGTATCATCCTGACATGACGAACAACAACAACAAAGGAAACACAATGCATACTATCACCTACACTCGACCAGACGGCAAGATGAACGAAACTGCTCACGGTATCACGGCTGACCGAATTGATTTCGACGCCATGACCTATGCATACAATGATTATGTGAATTGTCCAATCGTCGAAGTCGTCCCAGTAGATGAAGCGTTTTTGTCAGAACGTCAGGCATTTGCCGCATACTGCGAACAATTCGGAACGGCTGCCGAGTAGGCTTGACAGGCTTGGCCCATGCCGTTAGAATGGGCCTATCTTTTAACCCCTTAAGGACCTAGAACGATGACAGTATCAGAACTAAACACAATTAACACTTTTCCAATCGGCAGCTCGGCAGGGTTTCAGTATCCTGACCGCGATCATGGCGGATTCAAGGACGTGGAAGGTATCGTGGAAAAGGTAGCTGAGAACAAGGCCGGTCAGGCATATATCATGCTGACGGATGGTGCAAAGTACCGATCCTACACAGCCAGTAAAATTCGCTTTGTGTAGTTAATTGTGATTCTCAAAGATAGGAGTTTCGATTCCCAGAATCGGGACTCTTTGTCTTTTTGTCTCGTCCGATGTAATCGGACTTATGGATAATAGTCAGCCAGTCAGCGGTTTGAGCCATAAACCCTTACACAGTAACGAGTTACGACGCGACGGCCCGGCCCGGCGAC